TTACCGCACACTGTGGGGCGGTGCGGCTTGTGTCGCGCCAGGACGGACAATGTAGCGTGCCAACGATTCGTGGGTCACGAAGGTGCAGCCGCAGTTGATGTTCTGGCACTGGTGGTAGCGTTCTTTGGTTTCGGTACTGAGATAGCGGCTTGAACGCGCATGAGCCGCTTCCTGGCATAACGGGCAATGCATCATTTTGTGATTTCTCCAGCGTGTTTATGCCAGTAATAATAAACCATTAACTCGCAAATGCAAGTTAACAATTGCATTTGACGTTTTCAGGCGCCAGATTCCTCCATGTCGTACTCCACGTTTCGGATGTCGGCTTCCAGCTCCAGTTTTGTAATAAAACCTTTTTTATCAATGCCATGAGTCACTTTTTTGATCACCCATGGCGTTTTATTGATCACATCCTTAAAACCCGATAACCGGACAGGCGTTTCCGGCGCGATGTCGGCCCGTCCTTGCGCGAGAGTCAGGCTAAATTGCGCTGCATTTCTCTGACGTTGTTGCCATTCCGCTTCTGCCGCACGGATGGCTTCATCTTTGGAGGCGAACATGTTTTGCAGGATGCTGACATTCTCGCGTGAACCGGCGAGGTAATCCTTTGTTGCCTGCTGCGTGCCGGCGCTTTTGCGCGTCAGTTTTACCTGTTTCACCTGTTTCTGCGGCGTTTTCGTATCCTGCCAGCGAGCGATGACACTGCCGTATGCTGTCCGATCGGCCAAATCAAACGTATGAGCATCGCCATCGCTACGGCTGATGGTCACCGTTGGGATGGCCTTACCGCCTCGTACGCATTTACCCGGCACAAGAAAAATCAGTACGCCCGATTTTACGGCGATTTCAGCACCGTTGCGGATAGCCAGCCGGGTGAGAAAGGCGATGTCGCTTTCTTTGGACTGGTCAATATGCGCTATCGTAATACCGGCCAACGCCGGCGAGACGCTGGCGCTCAGCGAATTGCGCCAGGCAATATCTTTCACAATCTCGCCAAGCGTTGTGTCATGCCATGACCACTCTTTTGGGGTATTCATGTCATTGCGAAAATCGACGCTGCGCCCGGTAATCACCAGTTGATCCGGCGTGCCCCGGTGCGTGACCTGGTCGATAATGAAACTTCCCATATTGGTCAGTACCGAGCCCTGTCGGCCAATCGAGACGTTAACCTGCGCGTTGCGCTCTGGCATCTCGATTTTGCCGTCGCTGTCATCCAGCGTCAGTGTCAGCGTGTCAGCTTCAAAACCGCGGTTGTCCGTGACCGTGAGCGCGATTAATCGCGGGGCGAGCCTGGCGGTAATGTCTTTTTTTTCGTCTTTGCTGGTGTTGTTTTTTGCCGCAGAGGCGCTGCTGCTGGCGGGTTTTTGGTTCAGCTCCAGCTTAAACGCGGGGGCATCTCCCCGCGTCAGATCGTTGTCGAGAGCGTCAATCATCCGCGACTCCCCAGCATTTTAGTGGCATCGTCGAGCAGCTTACTGCCTTTCGTGTAAAGCGCTTCTGCCTCGGAGAGCAGCGACTCGTCGACCCGGGTTAAATTCAGGGTGAAGCTGATTTTGCGCGGCGAGCCGTCGCTATAAAACTCGGAGCCGTTCTCTTTGACGCTGCTGATGACATACACACCGTAAATCATGCCCGTGCCGTCGATGAGCGGCCATTGTCCGCCCTGTTCAGCCATCAGACGCACGGCCGCCAGCGACAGCACGCCGCCGGTCAGTTCCGGGTAGAGCGCGCCGGTAATTTCGAGAGTATCTTCGCCCGGACCGATATACTGATACGCCGCGCGTTTACCGACGCGCGCGTTGCTGCTCCAGGTAAACGTCGAGGTGCGGTTCAGGTTCTGAAACGGCAGCGTTTGCCGCATAAAGACAAAAAGTCCCAGCGCCAGCATCATAATTAAAACCCTCCTGATGGATAGAATTGCGAAAGGGTGCTGTTGCGTTTGTTCGCCGCGTCCTGGCGGAACAGATCCTGCAGGTAGCGCTCGTTAGTGCTACCGGGGGTGATATCGCCCTGTAGCGTGACGTTATATTCCGTTTTGCTCTGGTCGACATACGAATTACCCCCTGCGGGTCTGGCTGCCTGGTAGTTGTTGAATCCCGGCATTGTGCTGGTTGGCTGGACGTAACCGAATGTTGTCCCCGCCGCCGTTGCGTCCACCTGCGGTTTGGGGATCGCAATCGCCGGTTGCTTGTTCACGATGCCGAGTTTCTCCAGCAGCCAGCCGACGCCGTCGATCAGCAATTTCAGCGGCCATAAGCAACCGATCAGCCCATCGGCCAGAAACTTGCCGAAGGATTGCCCGGCATTGCCGCATTTCTCTAGCGCTTCCTGACTGAATGTAATCGGGGAGAGCAGCGCGCCAAACAGGTCTTTTATCCACGTCAGGCCGTTGCCAATGGCGTCGAAAACGGGTTGTAAAGGCGCGAACAGTCCGGCAAGTGGGGCTAATCCGGCTTTGATGCCTTCGACCACGCCGCCAAAGAAGGCGCTAATCGGTTCCCAGAGGGCGTAAATGCCCAGCGCTATGCCGGCAACTGCGGCAATAATGCCGATGATGGGCAGGGTAAGCGAGCCAAGTACCGCTACAATAGCGCCACACACGGTGGTAAAGACGCTGCCAAGGGTGGTGGCGATGGTGATAAGCGTACTGATGCCCGTAAAGAAGGGCGCAATAACGCTGGCCACGGTGCCAATGGCCCCGGCGACGCCAACCACCACGGTGGCGATCATGCCGAAGGTTTGCACCAGTCCCTGGTTGTTCTGTACCCACTGTTGTAGCTGGCCCAGATACTGAGTAGCGGTTTGTACCAGCTGGCGTAAAGAGGATTCCTGAGTGCGGAAAATATCCACGCTCAGCGACTGATACGCCGCTTGCAGCGCTTGTAAATCGGTGCCGAGATTGCCGCCGCTCTGCGTGGTTGCCACGTTCGCACCGGGGTTGGCTGGACTGGCAGGGATGGCCGCCGGTGCCTCTTTCAGCGACGCTTCGTAACCCGGTTGCAGCAGTTTTTTGCCGAGGTTAACCCCGGTGGTAGCAACCGACATGCCGGTTTTGCCGACGGTGGAGAGGTTCCCGGCAATACCCAGAATGGATTGCTGTCCCGCTTTGATTTTCGCCATGCGGTTTTGCCGGTTCTCCTGCGCCAGCGCATCGCGCTGGGTGGTCAGTTGCCCGGTATGCTCGTTGATGCTGTTTTGCAGACGCTGCCGTGCGCTTGCCGGTGCGCGGGTGCTGATGCCTGCCTGGCTCAGTACCTGGCGCTGGTTTTTCACCGACTGACGCAGGTCATCATGCTGTTGTTGCAGGGTGCTGACGCGGCTGCGGGCTTTCTCCAGTTCGCTTATTTGCGTACGGGAGGGCTCGTCCACTTTTTTCAGTTCAGATGCCAGCGCGCGGGTTTTCTCTTTGGCGACGTTCAGCGCCTGGCTGACGGCAGTCAGGGCGTTTTGCGTTCGGGTAAAACCGTCGATTTGCGCCACCTGACTGTACAGGCCGCGTAAGGTGGTCTGCGTCTCTTTAACCTGATCAGACAGCGACACATTCGCGGTCTGTAAGGTTTTAAACGGGCGCGTCGCCTGATCAACAGCCGTGAGCAAGTCTTCTATTTTTACGCTGTTACTCATGTGTGTTTCCGCTTCGCTGCAGCGCTTTTTCGCGCCATGTGATGAGTTCGCTCAGGCTCAGGGGATAGAGCTCTGACGGCGGCCAGTGAAAAATCACCGCGATATCCGCCATCAGATCGTCAACCGACAGGTTCGCCGGAAAGCTTACCGTGCCGAAGCCGGTGACAAAAAACCAACCACCTTGCCGGCCAGCGCCACCATATCCACCAGGTCCAGCGCGCTCACTTCCTGCTCGGTAAGCGACGGCGAGGTAATGCGCGGCAACACTTTGATCAGCGCATCCACTTCGGCATTCGCCACTGCCGCCAGGCTCACGCCACGCAGCGTGCCGGCGTTCGGTTTCATCAGGGTAATAACAGTAATGCTCTGTTCGCCGCGTGTGATCGGGTTTTCCAGGGTGATGACGTTGTCAGTTTCGTTGCTCATGAGTTCCTCGTGGTTCCATTAGCGGGGGAAGAACCGGCCAGCGAGGCTGACCGGGATGCGCATTACAGGCCGATATTGCGGCGGTGCTGCTCGAGGCGGTCTACGCCGTTGACTTTTTCGATCATGTTAACGGTGTCGATTTCCACCAGTTCCTTGCCATCCATCGTCAGTTTGAAATAAGTGCAAACGACGGAGATTTTGGATTCGGTGTCTTCGCCCACTTTGTTTTCGCCTGTGTCGATCTCTTTCTGGCGACCACGCATGACCACTTCGACTGCCACCGTTTCACCGGTGTCGTCGCGCTGGTAGGAACCGGCGAAACGCACAGGGACGGCGTCTGCGCTGGTTGCGCCATACAGTTCCCAGATAGCCGTATCCGGGAAACCGCCCAGCGTCCACTCCATCGACATGGCGTCGTCATCCAGCCCCATATCGACAGGCGCGACACCACTCATGCCTGCGCCGCGGTAGTTTTCCAGCTTGCGGGTCAGTTTCGGCAGCGTGATGGATTTGGCGATCCCCTGATAGCTGTAGCCATTGAGGAACACGTTCATGTATTTCAGTTTTCTCGGCATTGCCATTTATCAGGTTCCTTAATTGCTGTTGACCGAGGAGACCAGATTCACCAGGTACTTATCGGTGATGCGCTGGCGTAAGGTCAGGTTTTCCAGTGGCGGCACCGGCGTATAGTCGTAATCGATATACAGTTTCCCGGCTTTCAGGGTGACGGCATCGTTGGCGGTTTCGTCGAACCAGCAGGTGGCATCCACGATGTACCCGTTGCTTTTCAGCTCGCGGAACTTCGCATTAATGCCTTCGATGATGTCGCGGATAAGCGTTGCGGTGATCGGTTTGTCCACCGCCCACATATGCGCATCGGCCATGGTGTCGGCGATAACCTGCGCGGTGCGGGTGTAGTTTTCAAACAGGAACAGCGGATCATCGGAGCAGGTGCGGTTGCCCCAGAAGCGGAAACCGTCTTTGCGGATAAGCGTGGTCACGCCAGCCGCGTTGAGCAGATCCGCGTCGGTACCGGATTCCTGCAAATCCCAGAACACCGGAGTACTGATGCCGGTCACACCGTTAACGCCAACGTTGGACAGGGTTTTGTGCCAGCCAACGGACTGGTCGATGTAAGCACGCAGACCCAGCGCGCGGGCAGTAGCGTAGGCGGTGGAAGTCGCGTTCGCGACGGTATCCCAGGCGAGGAAATCTGGCCAGATCACCATCAGCTCACGCTGGCTGAAGTTTTCGCGATACTTCATTGCATCGGAAAGGGTTTTGCAGCCCCAGGCACTGACATAGCCGAAGGCGCGCAGTTTCTGGCAGACAGAGGCCAGTGCGGTGGCGACTTCCTGGGTGTCATAACCCGGAACGCCAAGAATACGCGGTTTCACGCCGGTTACCGCTTCAGCGGTCAGCAGTGCTTTCAGGCCAGTGTATTTACCGTTTGCATCGGTGGTGCCGATGATATTGGAAATGGTCTGCGCCTGCGCGGTGTCGCCCGTGCCTTCCGCAACGCGCACCACAACGATGACCGGTTTCGCCTGGTCAGCAATGGCTTGCAGAGAAGAGGAGAGCGTACCTTTGACGCCCGCTTTCGCAATGGCGCTCTGCACGCTGGTGATCAGCACTGGTTCATTAAGGGGGAACATCTCAGCGTCTGCATCGCTGGCGGTACATACCATGCCGACAATGGCCGTTGAGACAGTGGAAATGACGCGTGTGCCGTCGTTGATTTCGACGACCTGGACGCCATGATGATAGTCACTCATCCGTTTAACTCCGTGGTTTTGGGGTGAGTGCTATTCTCCAGGGCGGCGGGGTCGGGCGCTATTTATCGGCGTTGGGGCTGGGCTGAAACAACAGTGACGGGCAAAAAAAACGGGCCGCAGCCCGTTCGGTTTTATTCCGGCAGCGCGGGCCAACTGATATCCGGCGCGGTAGCGGTGTCGATCGCGGTTACGCTATCGATGTAATCTATCCAGTTATTAAGTTGCGCGGTTTCGTTGTCTGCGAGTTTCCGTCCCATTAATAACTTCGTCTGCCAGATAACAATTTTTGCGGTGGCGGCATTGAGCAGAAACGTTTTATGCTGATCCGCCAACGCTTTTTCCTCCTCTGAGGACAGCGGCGGAATATCAACCCACGCCGGACGCCCATCAACCGCGCCGAGTTGTTTACCATTTGGCGGGGTCTGGCACCAATAGGCGCTGACTTCTGCATCGGTTGCTTCGACAGCATCAACCGGCCATGTCTCGTTGTTATAGGTCCCGTCATCTTTCCATGCTGCTGGAATAAACGCATTCATAGCGGGAGAAAAAAAGGCTGTTGTCATATTAATACCCCAATGCAAAGGTAAATGCGCCATACACGCCCGGCGTGCCGTTTATCCGCAGATGAAAATTGGTCATCACTCTCGGGTCAGGATCTGAAACGTTATTAAAGGAGATAGTCGGGTAATCTGTCCCTGCCACACCCAGACGTTTAAAGGTTCCCCAAACCCCGAGCCGCTGGTTTGGAAACGGTGTGGGGTGTGTCCAGGTGGCGTCTCCGCTGGCATTGGACATGACATTCCCCCACTGGATAATCAGTCCGCCGGGTTTATCCGGAATCCGAATGTAATCAGATTGGGTAAAGCTGGCTTTAGGCAACAACGCAGAAATCAATGCTTCAATCCCCAGGTTTTTAACCGCCGCAGCGACGGCTGCGGGGCCCGAATCGGCTATCTCTTTCAGCGACTGGGAAATTTGCAAATACTGGCTGTGCGGGTTGGGGGCTTTAATATGATCGCTAAGGTGGTCATCCACGTACTGACGACTGGCGAGCGCCACCGTGGCATCCACTTTTAAGGTGATGGCCGACGTATTCGAAATCGTCAGCACCATGCGGATGGTTTGCGTGCGGCCACTGCCCTCATCCAGTTGCGGTTTATAGGTTTCCGGGCAGTTCGCCACGGCCACCAGTACCCCAGCATCGTCGTAGAGACCCATTTCGCGGATCCAGAAGCCGCCTTCATTTTCCGGAATAATTTGCTCGGCGATAATCTGGTTACTGTTGATGCTATCCACCATCAGCACATTCAGTGCACCGATGCGTTTCTGGTTCACCAGGCTGGTTTGCGTGGCGTTCGGTGAGGGCAGCGTGCCATTACCGTCGCCAACTGCCATGCGGGTAATGTTAAGCCGGGTGCCTTGCGCCGTGGCGGCCGCCAGCTTCGCTGCTCCCTGATTGGTCAGAATGGCATAATATTTCGCAGTCATGCGTTCACTCTCGGTTATCGGATAAGTAAACGACATTGTCCGGTGCAGATGTGGGAGGGGGCTATCGGTCGGGGTTGGCTGCGGTCTGGTACAACCCGGCATAAAAAACGGGCCGAAGCCCGTTGCGTATTATGCCGGTTGCACAGGCCAGCTGATATCCGGTGCCTGCGCGCTATCCATTGCCTGCACGGCATCAATATAATCCATCCAGGCGATCAGCCGCGCTTTATTGGCATCGCTAATGCGGCCCAGTTGCAGGGCCGTCTGCCACAGGCTGATGGTGTTTTTCGCTTCATTCAGCAACTGCGTTTTTTTCTGCTCTGCGCTGGCTATTTGCGCGGCATGCTGTGCGGCGCTGTCGGTGACCCAGGTGCTGCCGTTCCACTTATCGTACGGCGTTGCCGGGGCAAGCGTGGTCACGTTCGCCGGGTAATCACCCAGCGTGGTAATAGACGTTTTTTCACCGCTTTCGAGATTATAAACGGTTTCGCCGCGATGATCGGCAACGTATTGCCAACTGCGGCCATCGGTCGCGCAGCACACCGCGAAACCGTTTTTCGCCGCCAGCGGTGGTTCAACGGTCGAATTGCCGGGAATACCCACGCCAATCGCCAGGTACTCTACCGACGTAGAGTAGTATTCGCGCGTCTCACCATCAAAGTTATAGACAGTGATCTCCCCGGCAGCGGTGGCAATCAGGTTCTGGTTCAGCGTTGCTTGCGACATTATTGAGCCCTCACGATGTAATTAAATGCAATGTTGCGCGGTCGGTTTTCTGCCGCGGTAGGGACGGAGAGTGAGGCGTTAACACCAATTCCATATCCGTTAGCCAGGGTTTCTGACGATCCCCCGCCTTGTGGCATTCCCATTCCGTATAAAATCCCGCTGACATGTTGCTCGAATCCGTAGGGGGCAACACAAGGAATCGACCCCACCAGGTTGCGGATAGCGTCTCCTTGTGCAGTTAATAACGCTCTTCCTGCATCTACCCCACGTCCATCATCCCAGCCACGAAGAAATTCCCCACGTAGATCCGGCAGTACGCCAGAAGGGTAGGCTGCAGCCAGCCTTGGGAATTGCACTTTATCGAACGTGGCACCGTTGCACTTGAACCAACCGCCCGGCGGTGTTGCCTGCGGCCAGGCGACTGGCGCGCCGACAGGAAGAATGCCGTCATAATCGGCGATAACATCACGCACATATTTGGTGTTGGCGATTTGCTGCCCGTAGTTGCTGACAGGAGTATTGGGCACGGTCGGCGCGCCGGTGAATACCGGGCTGGCAAGCGGCGCATACTGAGTGTGCGGGTTGCTGGCCTTAATATGATTATTCATCAGGTCGTCAGCGTACTGGCGTGTGGCCAGCACCACCGACGGGTCAATTTTGAGGGTGACCGCCGCCGTTGACGAGACCACCACCACCATGCGAATCGTCTGCGTACGCCCGCTGCCTTCCTGCATCTGCGGCTTATAGGTTTCCGGGCAGTTGGCAATGGCAATCAGCACGCCGTCGTCATCATACAGGCCGATTTCGCGGATCCAGTAACCCCCTTCGGTTTCCGGAATCACCTGCTCGGCAATAATCTGGTTGGCGTTGTTGGGGTCAACAGAAAGCCGGTTCAGCGGCGCAATACGTTTCTGGTTAATCAGTTTCGTTTGCGAAGCATCGGGGGTCGGCAACACGCCGTTGGCATCGCCGATCGCCATCTGCGTAAGAGTAAGTTTTGTGCCTAGCGCCGTTGCGTTCGCCAGCTTCGCTGCACCCTGACTGGTCAGAATGGCAAAATATTTTGCGGACATGCGTTAACTCTCTGGTTGTTTGTGGATGAATGAAACATCGCGGTTAAGACAGGCGTTATTTTCCGTTCAGCCACAGACGAACACCATTTAACGGGGTTTATTACGGGCTGACACAACGACGAGGGATAAAAAAAAGCGCCAGATGGCGCTGTGTTTAACAGAATGGCAATACGGGCATTACGCTGCCCGGACGATATAGTTAAAAGCAATGTTGCGTGGGCGGTTTTCAGTTGATGTTGGCACAACGAGCGACGCATCAAATCTGACACCATAGTTAGTGGTTGGAGATACGGACTGGGGCACAGGCGTGATCGTGTTATTGGTGCCAGAGTTAAAAGTGGCCAGTGCGCCGCTGACACCAGTTGGAATTACCACGCCGTTAGAACCTGATTGATAGGCAATTATTGAGCCAGTGATATTGCGAATGGCATCTCCCTGTGCGCTTAACAGCACCCGGTCGGTATCCACCTTGCGCCCATTATCCCAGCCGCGAATAAACTCGCCGCGCAGATCAGGCAACACGCCAGACGGGTACACCGCTGCCAGCCCAGGCCAGGTGGCTTTATCAAATGCCGCGCCATTGCACAACAGCCAGCCGTCAGGCGGCATTGCCGCAGGGTAAGGCACCGGCACGCCAATCGGCGTGTAGTAGGCGATATCCGCCACTTTCACGTATTGCGGATGCGGGTTGGCAGCAGCCAGGTGATTCGCCAGCAGGCTGTCTGCATAGGCTTTCACCTCAATGACTTTATCATCCACATACTTACGCGTGGCCAGCACCACCGCCGGGTCAATGGTCAGCGTCACCGACGACGGCGACGATACCGCCAATAGCATGCGCACAATTTGCGTGCGACCGCTGCCTTCCTGCATCTGCGGTTTATAGGTCTCCGGGCAGTTAGCGACGGCAACCAGCGAGCCCTCATCATCATACAGACCGATTTCGCGGATCCAGAAACCGCCCTCGGTTTCCGGAATCACCTGTTCGGCAATAATCTGACTGGCATTGCCGGGATCGAGAGTCAGCGTATTCAGTGGCGCAATACGTTTCTGGTTAATCAATGCGGTTTGCGCGGCATCCGGCGTGGGTAATGCGCCGTTAGCATCGCCGACCGCCATTTGCGTCAGTTTGAGCTGACGGCCAAGCGCGGTAGCGTTCGCCAGTTTCGCCGCCCCCAGGTTGGTCAGAATGGCAAAATATTTGGTGGTCATGGGTTAACTCTCAGGTCATCAATCAAATGAACAGCGGAAGCCGGGAAGCTCTCACCGCCAACAACAATCTCTTCCGGCGCGTAGGGGTAAACCGTCAGCTCTTCACCCAGGTAACAGCCCGCACCGACATAAAACTCACCCTGCGTACTCAGGCTAATATTCAGGCTGGTGAGATGGCGGCTCGCGGGTTTGGCGTCATCAATCAACCGCTCCAGCTCCTCGTACATCGCCTCGGTGATGCCGTGATCCTGCACGCCAATCACCAGCTTAAAGGTGCCAGGCTCGGCGTTGTCCTGCCACCACTCGCGCAGCTCAATCAGAAAACCGAGCGGTTCGACAACGCGGTGCAGGGCGCTGAGGGTGCCCTTGTGCTGATGAACATAAAAAGAGGCGGCAATCACGTTGCGTTTGGTGGCTTCCGGCCAGGTGTAATCCCAGCGATCGACCGACAGCGCCCACGCCAGGTAAGGCAGCAGCTCAGCCGGGCATTTTTGCGGGTCCCACAAGGTACGCAGCGGCACCGGCACACGTTCGATTTGCGCCGCCGCTGTGGTTGCCGCTACCTCAAGTCCTGAGGAGCCAACCGGTAACAGGCGGTCATCATTCATCGGTACCTCCGGCCTGAATGCTCCACGCGGTGCAATACGACGCCTGATGTTTGTCGAGCACCAGATCGCTTTGCGGGGCGCTCAGCTCGACACGCTGCACGCCTTCAACATGCAGGGCGGCATAAATCGCCGACTGGCGAATGTCGCGGCCAAGTCGGCGCTGGGCATTGATATAGGCTTTCAGTTGCGCTTCGGCGGCCTGGCGAATCGGTTCGGATTCCGGTCCAGGGTAGAAATAGAGCGTGGCGTTAATCTGGTACGGCACAATCTGTGCGCTTTGCACCGTCACGCGATCACCCACCGGGCGCACATCTTCCGCGTTTAGGGCTTTATCGACGATGGCGACCAGTTCGTCGCTGGCGCTGCCATCGCCTTCGCGAGAGAGCACCGACACGGTGATATACGCCGGATTCGGACTGACCACGGAGATATCCGCCACCCGTCCGTCGGCGCTGCGCCCGTGGTATTCATACGCGCCCACCGGCCCGGCGACGCTTAATCCTTCAAACGCCTGCTGCGCGCGCAGACGCAGATCCTTATCGGACTCCATCACGGCGGCGGTCGGCGGAAGGGTGCTGTCATCCGCCGGGGTGATGGTCAGACGCGCGGTGTTGCTGTTGGCGGCAACCACATCGAGGTCATTCCCGGCGGCGTAGGCCAGCATCACCGCGCGTGCGGCTTCGTTGACGCGCTGGCGCCACATCACTTCGCGGTAGGCGTTCTCTTCAAGAAACTTGGTCAACGGCTCAGATTCCAGCGCCAGCGTACGGGCGATTGCCTCTTGCTCATCCGTTGGAAACAGGGAAATCAGCGTTGCTTTACGCGCATCGAGGATAGTTTCGTAATTCAGCTCCTCGACCACGTCCGGCGCAGGAAGCTGGCTCAGATCGATAATCGGCATGGTTTTAACTCACAGGAAGGGTTAACGAAAGGGATTCACCGGTGCTGGCAAGCTGGCCGGTCAGGTTGACAATCATTTTGCCGTCGAACTGGCGCTCAACGGTCACCGCGCTGACGCGGATGCGCGGCTCCCATTTCAGCAGCGCCATATAGCACGCCGCCTGAATTTGCAGTGCCAGCGCCGGGGTTTGCGGCTGGTCGATCATCTCAAACAATTGCGAGCCGTAATCGCGGCGCATCACCCGCGAGCCAATCGGCGTACGCAGGATGTCGCTGATGCTCTGGCGGATATGCGCAGTGTCGGTCAGGCTCGCGCCAGTGGTGCGGTTTAACCCGCTGTAACGAACTGTCATAGAGGTGCTCCTGTTGTGCCGCCGCTGTCGCCAGGGTGTTGATGGGTATGCAGCACTTTGCCGTTGGACGACAGCGAACCGCCGCTGTGCTCGATATTGCCGCGCATCGTGCCGCCGCTTTTTACCTCCAGCGTGCCGGTGATGAGCTTATTGGTGCAGACCACTTCCGGGGTATCCAGCGTGACGCGGGTGGATGCCTTCACTAACACCTCCGGCACGCTGGCGGTAATGGATTGTGAGGCGCTGATCTCGGCGGTTTTGATGCCGCTGACTTTCAGGGCGCTGGTTTGGGGTTCGTACTCAACTACCGCGCCATCCGGGAAGGCAACATGCCAGGCATCCGCCGAAGTGGACGGTGCCGGGCGATCGTCGGAATAGATCCCGGGCAGAACAAAGGCGGTGTCGAGTTCGCCACCGACCGCCAGCACTAACACCTGCTCGCCGACGGAAGGCGCCCACCACGTACGTGATTGACCGGCGCGGTGGGTTAACCACTGCAGCCACTGAGTAACAAGGCCGCCTGTCTGCACACGACAACGCCCGGTGTTAAGGTCGGTTTCGACGATAATCCCGGTGCGGATCATATTGCGCAGCGCGCGGGCCATTTCCTGGAGCGAGAGTTGTGTATTCATACGCGAAATGATGCTATGCGCCCCCGGCTTTGGAAAACGGACAACGCTGTCCGGGTTTTGGCACAACGCCAGGGAGCAATGGGTTATCAGGAGGACCAGCTGCTGAGCAGCTCGCCGTGAACATACAGCTCTTTCGGGCGGGTCACCAACGCCGGCGGCAACGGTTCCGGCAGCGTTTCGGCATACAGCGCGCCATCCACTTCCTTCACCTGTGTGCGTTCCGTCAGTTGCAGCGTGAGGGCCAGATCCTGCGTACTGTCGCTATTGGTAACCAGCGTCCAGCTAAAACAGGCTTGCTGGCCGGCTTCCACGGTGAGGATATCGGGCTGGTTGTCGCGTAGCCACAGCATCACCGGCACGAAGATCGTGTCGATATCGCCGGAAAAACCACTGACGGCGACATTCAGACTGAACTGTTTTTCAAACGACAGTGAGTGGGAGAGGGTGGCAATATTTTTGCCTTTATCCACCCACAGTCGCAGCATGGCAGGGTTAGTGCGCAGGGCCGGGACGGCGTCCATCAGGGCTTTGCGCAGCGTATCGGGTTTTAGCATTTATCTCATCCTGGCAGTGTTTAACGGTTTCGACCTGTAACGCGCACTGTTCCAGCGCGCGCTCAAGCCGTCGAATATCGGCGCTTAAGTCGCCGTTGGTTTGGGGATTACTTGCCGGCATCGGGCACAGACTGACCTGCGGGCAACGGTTGTAAACAGTGACCGGCAGAGGCGCAGGCGGGGCGCTGGTGCACCCGGCGCACAGCATCAGGCAGCTCAGCGCTGTACCAGCGGCGAAACGCATCGTTTTCATTGATTAACCTCGTAATAGCCTGTTCGCGCTGCACCGCCTGCGCACTGGCGGAATCCAGTTGCTGGCGCAGCGCCACCTGCGCCTGCTCGTTGCTGTCCGCCAGTTCGCGTGAGGCGGTAAGCTGCGCGTTCAGTTGTGCGATAGCGCTGTTTTGCGCCTGGGTTAGCTGGCGGGACTGTGCCAGCGACGTGCGCAGCGTGTGGTTTTGCTGCAACAGCCACAGCAGGCCGCAGACGCCCAACAGCAGGGCAATTAGCCAGGTTTTCATAACGTCCCCTGGAGACATAAGGCGCGTTCACGCTGGCGGCGATTTTCCAGCCCGGTATTGCGCACACCGTCGATAAACACCCAGCGTGGCAGCTGATCGCAGGCCTGTTGCCACTGTTTTTTATTGAGGAAAAACGCCAGCGTTGAGCGGCAGGCGGCACCGGTACCGACGTTAAACGCAAAGCTGATCACCGCGTCGTAGACCTGCGGCGGCATCGCCACCGTTACGCACTCCGACAGTCGACGCTCAACATGCAGGACATCGGCGACCAGGTTGACCGCCGCCTCTTTTTCCGTGATATCGCGTTTCGGCGTGACGCCGGCGGTATGGCCAATACCGGACGTCCAGACGCCAGCGCTGCACTGATAAGGGCGCAGCCGACAACCTTCGAGATCGGCAATCAGCGCCAGCCCTTGCTGCGAGGTATGGAGTAAGCGGAAGTCCGGTATCAGTGCCGCCAGCGCCAGCACGACCGCTGCGCTACAGCGTTTAACGGGTAAGCCCATTGATCACCTCCTGGCTCGTGGCGCAGGATTTGAGAAACAGATAGCTCTTTCGGCGGTAATACCAGTTCACCGCCACGGTAACGGCAACGCCGAGCGCGCCAAACCAGGCGGCGAAGTCTTGTGGCGTCATCGCGCCAAAAAACGTCAGCGCGACGCTGATCCAATACGCCAGCGACGAGGTGACTTTTTCGATGGTCATGCCCATAGGTTCACCGTTTCGTTCACCGTGGCGACCGCCACTTCCGGCAGTTCAACGCGGGTGCCATGGGGCAGGATCACCCCGAGTTCCGCCAGTACAGGGTTGGCCAGAAGTACGGTTTCGACCACGCCTTCCGTGCGGCCGTAATAGCGCAGACAAAGGATGTCGAGGGTGTCGCCCTGTTGTGTAATTGCATTCATCGTGTTCGGATCTCTTGCGGTCTGGAGGGAGTGTTTCCAGCTTCAAGTGTCGTGGGTGGGGCAGACAGACGCCATCTGTCAGGGCTGGTTAAGCGTTGGCACAACGTGAGAAAGCCGTAATGATGCAGAAAGGGGAGAACAACAAAAGCGCGCGCCAGACCGGTGGCGGCTGGCGCGCAATGCTGTAAATGCCTCTGCCTGAGGAAGGCGGCAGAGCGTTATTCGGCGGGGTAAAAAAGCTCCTTATCTGCTACCCCTGGGGTTTCGCTGTGTGCGATGTTCGACACCATGGTCATGGCGAGTTCCATCTCTTCCCTGGTACAGCGATGAAGTAGCGCCAGATCAGTAATCAGTTTGACGCACGCCCAATTAAACTGCGATTTTTCGAAACGTTCAGACACCATGAATCCCCTCATGTGCTTTTACTGTATGGATGTACAGTATCATAAGCCTAATAGTAATGGGAAGCGAAAAATATTTCATCTTGATACCTATGTTGATGATTAGAAAAAGTATTGTTGTTTTCTGATAACGGTTTCTCTCCTCTGTTTTTTGTGAATTGCGCCGCAATTTTGTCAGGAGACTGGCAACAGCCCGCCTGCCATTCCCGCCGGGGCGTACAGTTATTGACAGAACTCCAAGAGGGCGCAGATGCGCCCTGAAGGTCAAGGTCCGTACGCTTCGGCACAATCTTCCATTTCTTCAGCCGCGTGAGCACCGGCGAACCCGCGCCGACGGTGGTGTCGTACAGGCCGCGAATGGCTACAATCGTTTCGCCATACTGATTAAACATGTTCTCCTCCTCGTACCATGTGCGCACTTGCAGGTCGTCGCGGCGTACAAACGGCCCGCCCTGCGCATTCACATAGCCAGCCCAGTCACCGGCGTCGGCGGCGTCATGCACCTGTGCGAACTCCACGCTTAACCCGCGTGCGGTTTCGCTGTCGGCCATGCGCCGCAGTTCGCGGTACACCGTGACCGGTGCGCCGCCGATAAACTGGAACTGGCGGATACGCCAGCGCGAGGCCCATGCCGCCACTGCGCAAGCGGTTTCCTGCAACGGTGAACCGCTCTCGTGATCGGTTTCACCTTCCAGCGCATAACCGTCGATATTCTTAGCGATGTACTTCGCCACATAACCGGTTGCGCTGCCCTTCCGTGAATCTATCGCCTGCGCGTCAAAGCGCGCCTTCCTCGCTTTTTCACTATTAAGCTCATGATTGTCTTCAAGTTTTGCGTACTCGCTCGTAATATCGCGTACGCGAGCAACATCCTGAGGCTGCATAAACAGCAACAGATGCCAGTGCGGGGTGCCATCGTGATGCGGCTCCGCCACGCGAATGCCGAACACGCGCAGATTATGGCGGTGCAGCTTGGCGCGAATACGCGCCCACAGCGCGGTGAAGTAACGTTGGGTCTGCGCCGGACTGGCACCGTTCCACTTCCGATTGCGGTAGCCGGTGCGGGTGGTGGCGTGCCAGGCGGAAGGGGCGGTCAGGGTGTAAAACTCGCCCACGTAACCCAGGTTCTGGCAGATGGTCTCGAACCCGCGAATGCGCGTCATCAGCTCGCTGCGGCGGATCGCCGGGTTGGCTACCGAACCATCGTGTTTATCGATCAGACTGATGCGGTTACCTTCTTCGTCCTCGAGTTCCATGCCTTTGAGAAACTCACGGTTACGGCGTTTTTGCTCGCGCCAGGCACTGACGCAATCCTGGCTGGCGTAGGGGTGTTTTTTCTTGCTGACGTTGCCCAGTGCGATCTGGAGATGTTCCCGCCACTGTGCAGCGATGCGGCGTAAATGCCCGCGCCACCACTGTTCGCTGAACAGGCGGATCACGGCCGGGGCGAGGTCGCTGGCGTTGGCCAGTTTGCGGGTGACTCGTTGCCAGTGCGGCGGTGTGACGTTGAATTGCAGGGCGATGATCCCCGCGCGCATATACCAACGATGCAGGGTTTTCAGCTCGGCGTCGTCGGCGTTATCGATATCTGCCAGTTCGCCGCGAATAAAATTGGCGATGTCCGCCGACAGCCGGTCGATCGCTTTTTTCGTCATGTCCGGTAGGCGGTTGTAGCGGGCGAGTAAATTCACCAGCCGGCTCGCGAGGTCGCGCTGAACCTGTGTATCGAAGTGGCCATTAAATACCGCTTTCGATACGCGCTGGTGAATGCAGGTGAGTTGGTAACGCTGTGTGACCGCGTTGAGGCGGGGCAGCGTACGCGCCACAACGTGGCGCAGCCAGGCGTTGGCGCGCGCCTCGCCGTGGTGCTTCTCCAGCGTATCCGCCGTGCGCATGATTGGCAGGCGTACACACTCCGGTTGCAGCGCCAGCGCATGACGGGCTTGCAACAACGCCGCAATCAGCTGATTGCGACGGTGGAGTTCGGCATGCGTGAGGTAGGGGCTGGCAATCGCCGGACGCGGCGCGTTCCACGGAAAAGCCCACGAGATCGCCAATTAGCGCCTCCTGTAGTGTTTATCTTGCCGTTCGGCGCGGTGCTGGCAGGTTACGCAGCAGGTCACGCCGGGCAGCGCCATACGGCGGGCTTCGGGGATAGGCGCATCGCAGTTTTCGCAGGTCAGACGCGATGGTAACAGCAGGCGGTTGCGTGCCTGGCGGATGTACCGTTCGCGCTCTTCCAGCTCACGCTGTTGTACGAGATCCATTTCATCGGCCATCGGTAACGCTCCTTAGGGTGTGGTGCATTGGGTTTCTCCTGATTGCGGGCAAAAGGGGGCCTGGCGGGTGGACGCCATGGCTTACGGATTGGGGGTTAGCGCGGCAGGGTCAGGCGTTTCGGAAACAGGCTGACGACCGCGCGGAAATGGTTCATTGCACTGATCACGGCTCTCTTCTCTTCAAGCGTCAGTGCGTGTGGGCCGAGAGCCTGGCGGGCCGCGGGCACGCGGGCGAGAAAGAAGATCGCCGCCAGTGCGCGGCTGTTTTCGTCGTACTGCGCGTCGCGCTTATCGCACAAATCCTCGATAAAACGCGCCACTTCGGGCCAGCTATCGCCCCAGTGACTGGTGCGGAGTTCGGCGATATGGTTCAGCCCGTTAAGTCGTTCTCCGGCGCTGAGCGGTACGCTGATGCGGTCTGCTGTGATAGCCATACTCTCTCCTGTTTTCTTCTGAGCTTGCAAAAGCAAACTCAGTTAAAGGATGTGCCGGCGCGGTGATCGATATAGCGGCAGTCGATGGCCTGCTGCGTTAATTTGTCGCGCCAGGCTTTCACATTGATCAACGTACGGCTACGTTTCCCGGCATGTTGCGCCACGGAATAGTCGCGTGTCGGGGCTTTGAGCAATATGCCTTCGTCAAGCCATTGCCAGACCAGACGTTCGCTGATACCGCGCATGGCGGCGAAATCTTTCACCGTCATCGCGTCGGACATCGCCGAGCGGATCAGCGTTTGCAACGCTGGCAACAGGGCGGACATCAGCTCATCCATTTGGCCATGGGTGAAATTTCCGGATTGCATTTGAGAGTCGGATAACGGATGAGACGGCGTTGATTTTGCATCTGACATATCGCATTATCTCCTGTGGTTTGAAATGTACTGCACTGGTGTGCATTTTGGTCTATGCACAGCAATATAAATCGCAAATGCGATTGTGTAAATCACTTTTTCGAAGTTGGTATGCATGAGTGAAAACAAGATGAGTGTTCAGGATGTGATTGAGCGCATTGCCGCGTCCTATTCCGTCTCCAGCCAGAAAGCGCTCGCCGAAGCGCTGGATGTGCCGGCGAACAATATCAGTAGCTGGATCCAGCGCGAGAGCGTGCCCTATAAAGCAGTGGTCAAATGTGCGCTCGATACCGGGGCCGATCTGCACTGGCTGGTGGAAGGTGAGTTTGCAAATGCAAAATTAACCGATAAACCCGCACCGAAAGGCAAAGCGTTGTACAACGAGATTTTATCGACCGGCGGGCGCCCGGTGCTGCGCCGAATCCTCGATGCATACGGGTTTCAGATGCAAAAAGATCTCGGTGATTTGCTGGATATCTCTTCCGGAACCATCAGTACCTGGGTGCGGCGTGAGTTTTTCCCCGGCGATGTGGTGGTGACGTGCGCGCTGGATACCGGCGTGTCGCTCAACTGGTTGGCGACCGGCAAAGGCGAGATGTATCCCGCCGCGTCCACGTCGGCTGTGCAACACGAGGCGGCGCTGAGTATCCCGAAATATCGCCATGAGTCCGGCGAACTGAAAGAGGCGGGCATGTGGTTGCTGGATCGTAGCCTGGCACCGTCGTCCGTCGACAGCCTGAATTTTATTGAAGGGCTGAATGCGGGCTGGCTGGTGGACACTTCCGCGCAAAAAATCGGTAACGGTCGCTGGTTTATCCGCATTGATGATGTGCTGGATGTGTTTGATGTGGTGCGCTTGCCGGGCGGCAAGGTGCGTCTTACCAATCATTCGGCGGATTTTGAGTGCAACGTGACAGAGATTGAGCCGTTTGGCGTGGTGATTTTTACGCTGGAAAAACACGTTTAGGGTAACCATGACGGTCAGCAAACAGAAAAATGGGAAGTGGCTGTGCGAGCTCTATCCGCAGGGACGGGAGGGGCGACGTATTCGTCGGCAGTTTCCTACCAAAGGTGAAGCCGAGGCATTTGAGCGCTGGACAAAGCAGGAGGCGCAGGAGAAGCCCTGGCTTGGCGAAAAAGAGGACCGCCGTCGGTTGAGCGATCTGATTGCGCTGTGGTTTAAGTTGCATGGGCAGTCGCTGGCGGCCGGGAAATCGCGGATGGCTAAGCTGGAGATTGTCTGCCGGGGGCTCGGCGACCCGCTGGCGACGGAGCTGACCGCGAAAGTGTGGGCGCACTATCGCGATCGGCGTTTGAGTGGCGAAATCGATAATGGTTACACGCGCGATCCGGCGAACTGGAAGGTGAAGCCGGTGACGGTGAACCGCGAGCAGCAGTATCTCAGTGCGGTGTTTAACGAGTTGAGTCGGTTGGGGGAGTGGCAGTTACCGAACCCGCTCGAGGGGGTACGGACGTTTCGCGAGAAAGAGCGCGAGATGACGTGGCTGACACCGCCGCAAATCGCCACACTGCTGGCGGCCTGTGACGCGTTCGGGAATCGCGATTTAACGCGGGTGGTGAAGGTGTGTCTTGCCACCGGCGCGCGCTGGCGCGAAGCGGAAAACCTTCAGCGCACGCAGCTTTCGGCCAATAAAATCACGTTTGTGAAAACCAAGGGCGGCAAGAACCGTACCGTGCCCATTCCGCAGTGGTTGTATGACGAGCTTGCGCCATTGCAGGGGCAGATGTTCCAGCCGTGCTATCCGGCGTTCAGCAAAATGCTGGCGTCCACCGATATCGCACTGGCCGAGGGGCAGAAAACCCATGTGTTGCGCCATACCTTTGCCGCGCATTTCATGACCAATGGCGGCAATATCCTGGTACTGCAGCGTATTCTGGGTCACGCCAATATCCGTGAAACCCTGCGTTACGCCCACTTCGCGCCCGATCATCTGGAAGACGCGGTAACCCTGAACCCGCTGGCGCATTTTAATGGCGGCAAAATGGCGGCAGAAGTTGCATAA